CTGCTATCGCCTCTGCTAATCCATCACTTTGTGCTTTTGCTCTAGCCATTTCATCATCATATCTTTTCTTTTCTGATTCAAGTTGAGATAGTGAGTATTCATACTCTTGGTCATCTAGCTGTTCTCCACTACTAGCATCCCATCTTTTTTCAACCATAGCTACATATTCTTTTTCTACTTTATCTTCTGCAAATACTATTACTTTTCCATCAGAATCTTTTTTTTCTTCAACTGCTTCTTTAATTGTTTGTTTTTTCTTTGCAAAATCGGCTGTTTTGCCTTTTTTATCTTTGTATTCTGACCAGTTCATATTTATTCCTTATGATTCTCTTTGTTTTCTAGATTTATAGTCACTTCTTTTAAGAACCAACTCTATAATACCTTCTTCTGTAGCTGGTATGCTTTTAACAGATGAATCTGCATATAATTTTGGCAGCCATTCTTTAACCATTCTTTTTTTACAAGAATTAATTTTGCCAGTTAAAGCATCTTTAACCCAAGTATCAATGTCTAGTAAATCATTATTTAAAGCTGATTCATCAACAGATGAGATTTCTATTTCTTTTGTTTTCATTTTGTTTCCTTATTATTTCAAATTAGTTATTTCACTTAGCAAACTAAATATCCACTAAAAATTGTACTATTGTTTACATCAGCAGTAGCACTTCCACCAGAGGTTTCAAATTGTATTTTAGCAGTATCATTAATATCCATATCAGCTAAAACTGCTAAAGTAATTGGAAAATAGCCATTGTCTTGACCAAAGTCTGGGTCTAAGCAACCATAATAAGTGCGATTACTTGTTACTATTGTAACTTGGTAATAATCAACAGCAGAGTCAATTTGAGTAAGATATAGATTAAGATTTAATTGATACTTTCCAGTCATTGGAGCAGTAAATGTATTAGATGAAAAGTCCCCACCTTGGTCAAAAATTTCTGTTCCAAATACCACATCAACAGTACCGATAGCTAAATTAGTTTGATTGCTAGATGGTTTTACTTGAAAAGCTGGTTGATTCGGCATAGTAACTGCACCACCAGTTCCTACAGTAAATCTTGCACCACTATTCATGGCTAAATACAAATCTGTTACACTAGCATTTCCTAGAGTTACTGTGTTATCTCCTTGTCCAGTTACTCCATATCCTATTACAGTTTGATTTGTACTACTTACTGTATTTGTAATAGCAGTATCTCCTACACAAGTATTTTGATTTCCAGTGGTAATGTTATTACCTGCATTTGTTCCCAAAAGGACATTATTAGTACCTCCAATAACTGCACCACCTGAAGCCCATCCAAAGGCCGCATTTTGTCCACCAGTACAGGCATCTAGTGAAGTTGCACCAACTGCTGTATTGTAACTGCCACTTTGATTTACTGCTAATGAAAGATGGCCTATGGCAACATTATTTTTTCCACTTACAAGTGCATTTAAAGAATCAGCCCCTAAAGCACTATTGTTATCAGCATCATTCATAGCACCTTGCATAACACCAGAACCAACTCCAGTATTGCTAGTAGATGCTGTAGTTGTCCAATCTCCAGATGCAATCCCTTGCCCTACAAAAGTATTATGTGTATTAGCAAGTCCAGCATCTCGATACATCGCTTGATAACCAATAGCAGTATTGTAATTCCCTTGTGTGGTTTCAGACATTGATTGATAGCCAATACCTACATTGTTTTGACCAGATGTAAGAGCATTTAAAGATAGATAGCCTACTGCTGTTGCTTTTGTATCGCTTGTTGTTATCCCCCTTCCAGTTCCTACTCCTACTAAAGTATTTGATGATGAAGTGGTAATTGAATCTCCACTATTTACACCTATAGCAACATTTTCATCACCAGAGGTAATATCGGTTAAAGCGTTGAATCCTATTGCTGTGTTAAAATTTGCTCCAGCAACAGCTCCAGTTCCCATAGCTAAATGACCTATTACAGTATTTGAATCAGAAGAATTGTCTGAGCTTGTATTAAAAGCAGAATAGCCAAAGACTGTATTACCAGTATTACTATCATTATTACTTAATGAAATGCGAGAGTTGGCATCTAGAACAAATCTTGTGGTACTGTTAACTTTAAACCTTACATCATGAGCAGTTTCTGTTCCAATATCTCCAGTTGCAGACCTAAACATAAGAGTATTTTGATTTATTGTACAATGAGTAGTTCCAGCATCACCAAAAGTAGCTTTACCAGTATGTATGTCTAATGCAACTGCACCACTTGTACCAGTAATTATTAATTTTTCTTCACTTGAATCCCAAGTAAAATTATCTCCAGCAGTTGCAGAGTTAAACACAACATCATAGCCAGAGCCATCTGCTCCTACTGTAAGTGTACCATTTGCCTGTACCTTATCTGTTGCTAGTTGTAATGCAAATGTAGTTCCATTATCTCCATCTTTTATATCTACTAAAGTTGTTGAATTTCCACCACCATCTCTATCGACATGAAGTAATTGTTCATAAGATGATGCTATTGATTGTGAGCCTAAAGCCGCCATTGTATTCTCCTTTCCATGAGATGTTTTCCTAGTCTATCTTCTAGGGGTTATCAATTTCTGCATAAGTTCTACCCTCTGTATTCCAAGCCTGTAACTGGTCTGACCAATTAGGGGTATCTCCAACATAATCCCCTATTAACCCTGAAAGACTTGATTGAGTAGAACCAGCCGCAGTATTAAACGCTAATTTTAATGCTGAGGTTACTGATTGATTAGATGTTCCAGCAGTAGCGTTAGCCCATGCCCTAAGCATGGAATTAATAGAACCACTATAACCAGCCGCCTCTAGTCCTAAGCGTAAGCAAGTATTAAAAGATTTGCCTGTAGCATCTGTACCAGCTAAATCTGCAAAAAATTCTTTTAGTAATGTATTGTTTGAAAAAGCCATAGTGTTCTCTTTTAAAAACAGGGGCTAATAAAAGCCCCTATTTTATTGTTTAAGGTTTTATCAAGTAACCTTGTGAGTTAATTCGACACCATAAGTATCAGCTAACTCAGTAGTTCCGCAGAAAATAGAGCCAACATAGTCGGTCTTTAAACGTACCGCATCTCGCTCAATTTCTACCCTCATTAATTCACCAGCATAACCAAAGCCGATAGCCATTTTTGAGAATACTGCACCGATTGCATTATTACTAGATATTGAAATCTCTGGTGTAGTATAAACATCAACTCCAGCTAAAGAGCCTAAGAATCCAGTTTTAAGCATATCATCTTGTGAAGATGGTGAGCCACCAAATTGGTTAGAAGTCACCAAATCATTTGATAATCCATACGTTCCATATACCGCTCTTGGGTTATGAACCATCGCATAAGGTGCTGGTGCTGAATTTGCCTGTAGCGTTCCGATTGCGGCAAATATATCATCTACACTAATACCATTAGTTGTATCATTAGATGTATTTGAGAAATTCCCAAAATTTTGGACAATCAAATTATCTACCTTAGACGCTATTGCATTACCAACTAATTCACCAGTAACACCAGTAATGTCATTAGCATTTGATAGCACAGCTTCATCATGGATAGGTACTCTGATTGAGTACATATCTAGTGTAATTGTTTTCTTTACAGAATCCAATTCAGTTGCAGTTATTGCAGTTGAATCATGCTCTGAATGAGCCGCTACATCCGCACTTGTAACTGTTGCACTTCCTAAGTTATAAACTGGAAATGTGATTGTGTCTGCCTTTGGTCGTGATTCATTCATCACTAGAGGCATACAAACATTTGATTTGCTAAAGTGTACCATCGCATCGGATAGCACTTCTACTAGCGAACCAGCGTAATCTCCTGTATCTCCTGTAGCCATTATAGACTCTCCTTTATTTTTTTACAGCGTATAGCTATTTCTTTTTAAATATTCTATCCCATTTATCCTGAGTGATATGATGATAAGATGAGCGTATAGAATTAGGTGTTTTATCTTTACCAACTGATAAAGAAAAGCCATCCTCTAAGCTGACATCTTTATTATCTAACTGATAGACCAATTCACCCTCTTTAGTCATCTGGGTAGTTACCCTTCCAGAAGTGGGGTCAACAAATCCATCAAGATTAGTTGCTCTTTTAGGCTTGGTTCGCCCTAAAGGCATTTTTAATCCTGTTGTAGATTGATTCATCTATATTACCTTTTTGAAAATCTCTAGCCGCATCCACTAGGTTTCTATATCCTTGTGTAGAATCTGGCATTGAGTTATCAACAGATGGAATACTATTAGATTTATTCTTATTAATGTGAGCCTGTAATTGTGCATTAGTAAGCCCACCATACACCGCTTTATCTTCATCAGAAAGTTGAGTTAGTAATGAATCTCTTTCTGTATCGTACTGAGTACGAAACCCAGATAGTTCTTCATTTTGTTTAGCAATAACATCATCTTTTTTTAAAGACTCTTGCCTAACCATTTCTAAAGCAGATTCATACTCTCCCTTAGCTTCCATTTCTTTTAGCTTTCTTTCTTCTGCTTCCTTAAAGACTTGTGTTTTCAAAGTCTCCAATTCAGCTTTCATAGTATTTTTTTCGTTAATGACATCCTTAAAGCGACCATAAGGAACATTATCAACTGCAACATCTTTTTCGCCTTGTTGTTCGGCTTGTTCTTCTTTTACGTCCTGAACTTGACTTTCTTCTGGTTTCATTTTTTCCTCTTGTTTGAGTATTTTGTTTTTGAAATCTTTTTAGTCTTTTTACGTTTATAAGGCATTACTTTTTAGCCCTCTTAATTGGTTCTCCTAGACCCTCACCCTTGTAACCAATAGGCAACACTTTGCAATTACAGTTAGCACCGCATACACTAAACCCAGATTTAGGTTTACCTAATAGATTAAAATATTCATCTGTACCAGTAAGCCCATTACGTTCTTCACAATCTGGACAAATGTTTTTCCCTACAGTTTGCCATCTATATCTTTGAACCCCAGCCTGTTCAAA